ACCTCACATGGCAAATACGCTCAACGGAACATTCCTCGCGCAAATTGCGCAAGACACACTCGATTATTTAAGCTACGAGTTTCATCCACTCGCCGCATTTACGCGAGATTTTAACGAAGACATCAAGGACAGGGGCGAATCGGTAACGACTCGCGTTGCTTCTAGTGTCACCGCACAAGATTTATCAAGCGGATACTCGTCAACCGACGTCACAAGCACAGCAAAAACAGTTTCTTTAAATACGCATTACGGATTCGTTTACGGATTTTCAGATGCCGAAGTAAGTAAAGCTGGAGATTCAAAATGGCTTGAAAACGTGTTCATGGCTCCGGCTCTTGAAGCAGTTCATAACAAGATTATGGATGATCTTTTGGCTTTGGCGACGAACGCAAACTTTGGTTCTAGCGAGGTTATTACCAGTGGAAATTTTGATGCAGACGAGGTCGCTGATTTGGCCTCGGATTTTTCGGGGAACAAAATTCCGAAAAATGAGAGATCGCTAATTTTGCCGGCTTCATATTTTGGAAATATTCAAAAAGATACCATAATTGGGCAAGCAGATTCGTTTGGTGGTACCGAAGCAATCCGCGAACACGCCGCTCGAAGAGTTCACGGTTTTAATCTGTATGAGTATTCAGACATACCAACGAACAGCGAAAATCTCGCAGCAATCGCGCTTCATCCGAGTGCTTTGATTATGGCGGCTCGTCAAGTGGCAACGCCGAACGACCCGGGCCTCCTTGTCGAAAACGTGACAACAGATGTTGGACTTCCGCTCCAGTTCAGACACTGGTATTCGCCAAACGATGGTGAATACAAGATTTCCCTCGGGGTTCTTTACGGAGTGGCAATCGGTAACTCCGGCGCACTTGGTTCCGGCGGCGCATTGAAACGCATTAAATCCGCTTAATAAAATCATGGGTAACACACTTGGAGGCAGTTTTCTTGCTGCCATAGCGGAACAGACGTTGGACTATATGGGGCGCGAGTTCGTTCCCCTGTCCGCGTTCACGCGTAACTTTTCGCAAGATATTCTTGATCGAGGCGAAAGCGTTACAACGCGTGTGCCTTCAAGTGTTGCCGCTCAAAATCTAGCGAGCGGTTATACATCAACGGACGTTCAGACGACTAGCAAGCAATGCACTTTGAGCAATTTCAAAGGCTTTGTTTACGGGTTCAAGGATGCCGAAGCAAGCAAGGCCGGCGACGTTGAGTTTTTGCAACGAACCTTTGTCAAGCCGGCCATCGAAGCAACTGCGCAAGCGGTTCTCGATTCATTGTTGGCGCTTGTGACAAATAGCAATTTCAGCGCATCAACAACGATCACTTCTTCGAATTTCGATTCGGATGATCTTGCTGATCTAAGTGCGGATTTGAGTAATTCGAAGGTGAACAAGGCGCTCCGATCCGCGCTAATTTCGCCAGTTTATAACTCGAGTTTGCAAAAAGATGCGGCGATTCAAGACGCTTCAAAATACGGAAATTCAAGCGCTATTCGCGATCATCAAGCCGACCGGATCCATGGATTTGGAATTCATGAATATTCAGGGATCCCGACAAACAGCGAAAATCTCGCGGGCTTTGTTTGCCATCCGAGTGCATTGATTATCGCGGCAAGAGCGCCAGCAACTCCCGTTCACCCTAGTTTAACTGTGGTCGATTCAGTAGAAAGTGTAACGGGCATCCCGCTACAGTTCCGCCAATGGTACGATCGAAATAATGGCGAACACAAAGTAAGTCTTGGTCTATTGTATGGAGTCCAAATCGGCAATCCCGCAGCATTGAAAAGAATTTTATCAGCATAGAGTAAATACAATGATACAGAAACCATCATTCACGGTTGGAATCACAGGTTCAGGGCAAGTCGAAATGATTAAAATCGGCACACCTGAAGAGTGTAAAGAATCATTTTTGGAAGCGGTAAACAATCCCGACGGTAAATTCGTCGATGTTTACACATACCGCAAACCTCCATATTGGAAGCGGCGAAAACTTTCCACACAACCAGCCAAATCCGCGCCCAAAAAACGCCGCAAGTCCGAGTAGTTTAGTCGTCTGCTCGACGCCCTGCCCTGTCACAGCGGGGCAGGGTTTTTTGTTATGTCCTTAAATAAATTAACCAAAACGAACAATCGGTTTTTGTATGAAACCGCCGCCGCTGCAACTCCGACATCATGGTTGGTTATTGCGGAGGGTTACACATGGGCGGACAACGGGCGATTGTTTCGCGTTACTGCCGACGAGGCTTATTATCAGACGGTCGCGTATGTAATGCAGAGGACGAACACAAGCGGCGATTTTGAGGATGCGATAACGATCAACCTTAATTTGCCAGACGGTAACGGAATAAGTCGCGTCGATGTTTACACGACCGAAGTGGTAAGCGGATCGCCGGACCACACTACCTTGAGTCTTGCCGACACCTTATCCCGTCAAAGCGAGCAAGACCGGATCGCCTTTGAACAGCAGACAATGCTCGAGCTGGAAATTGGGATTGTCTTTGATTATGCGGGGGCAAAATACAGGGCGACAGAAACAAGCCGAACCGATACCAAGGAAATCGAAAACGGCGGATTCGTTGAAGGTTTTGAACTGATTTTGACAACCTCACGAAAGCAATGGATCGACGCCGGAGTTGTTCCAATCTTGGGCGCACACGTTACAGCCTCGGGCGTAAAATACCGCGTTGGAGAGATCACAAAAAACAACGCACACTATCAGCTTAATTTAAACAAGCGCCATGGCCGTTAAAGTGACAATTGACGACAGAGAATTTCAAGCGGCCCTCAAGGCTTATATGAAGGTAAGTCGTCGATCATTGGCCGAGATTGTAAACAAGCGAGCCGTCAACATTGCTTTTAAAAGTATCAAACACACTCCGGCGGCGGGCAAACGGGATATAAACTCGGAACTCCGAGCCAAGTCCAAAAGAGCGCCCAAACAATCCCTTGCGAGATTGCGCGTAATCGTAATCAACAGAAAAAGAGATAAGGAAATACCCAAGGGCAAGGATTTGACGGCAGCGGCAAACGAAGTGATCAAGAACCGAAAGAAATCGATTGGTTATATCAAAGCCGGTTGGTTGTCCGCTGTTCAAGCTTTACGACCACACGCAAAACTTAGAAAGCGCCCGCCAAGGTTGAATGACGACGGCGACGCAACAAAGCTTGGATATGGAATACCCGCAAGGAGCGGATTAAACCCGACGGCGATCATTGCAAATCAAGTCGCCGGCGCTCCAAAGGTAGGGGCGAAAGCATTAACTCGAGCAATGCAAGAGGACGCGCTTGACATGCGGACCTTTACAGCAAAACGAATGCAGCAAGACGCAAAGAAATTTAACGCATGAGCGCACGAAGCAAAACAGAAGAAGCATTGGTTGGTCTAATTAAAAGCGAGTATTCGGGCGAAGTTTACGCCGGAACTCGAGGCGACATAAAAGAGTTTCCGTGTGTGGTTGTCAGTTGTGAAGGAGGCGAAGAGATGCCACTAAACAGCGGAAACACATCGGTTGACGTAACCGTGAGCGTTCAGGATCAGATCGACGAACAGGGGGAGCCAAACAGCACAAGCCGATTTAACGGGGCTGTTTCAAGAGTTGCGGACGCTTTACGTTTTGAAGATTTACCAAGCCAGCTTGACGCCCAAGCGACCGGCTTTTCATGCATCGGAGTTTTATCGCGAGCTGGATCCGAAACAGTCTTTGACGAACAAGAAGCGATGGTCGCCGAAGTCTTCACGTTGAATTTGTTAATTGCAGAAAAAGACATTTAATCAAACGCCAAAAAAATGAGTGTAATACAAAAAGGAAGTCCGATTGTCTTTGGCATCGGCAGCGGATCAGCCAAGTTGATCAAATCAGGTAACAGCGCCGAAACCAGCGTTTTCCTCCAAGATGTGCGAATGTCCAAAGGATCCGACACACAGGAAGTAATGGACGGAAACGGCGAGGTTACGGGCAAAGTGTTTTTTAATCAAAAGCGCACTTTGACGATGACTTGCTTTGTCACAGCCGACAGTAAAGCAAACGCCGAAACCGCCTTTGCAGTCGATGTTGACGCCGGCGACAAGCTGATCGTCTCTTATGACGAATGGGCAGAGGTTGCAAGTGATGATGCGAATGCCACTTTGACAGGATCCCACACCGACGGCGAGGGGTTATGGGTTATTGATACAGCCGAAAAAACACGCACAGCCGGCGGTATCGCTGAATGGTCGCTCAATTGCACCATGTATGCCAACGACATAAGCGACGACGCCAGTTGATGAACTGGATTTCAACAGTTGAACCAGCGCCGTGGACGATTGCGGGCTTTGAACTCGGGCCGCTTCGTTTCGGGCATTGCTTGCTTATGGAGCGGTTTGACTTGCGAGGCTTGGAAAACAAAACTTTGTTACATTATTTCTTAGGTATTTGCTGCCGAGATTACGAAAGCGCAAGAAAATGGTTAACAACGGAAAACAACAAGCCTGTTTACGAGTTCCCAAGTTTTGAGGAAAACCGGTCGGAATGCCTTACATATTTACATGAAAACATGGCATTACCTCAAACACTTGAAAGCACCGGCGCTGGCAAAACGCAAGGAACTCCGTTTCTGCAAAGCTTGCGGTTAACAGCGATTAGCAAACTCGGGTATTCACCCACGCAAATAAACAGCGCCCGCTTCGGTCAACTTGTTTGGGATGTATTAAGCTATAAAGAGGCCAAAGGGCAAACACGAATCGTTGACGATTATCTAAACGAACAACTTGAAAAGTTAAAGGAGATGAATGCCAAGGTTTGAGTTAACAGGTAAAATCGCCATGGATGGCAACAAGTGGAAAGGCGGACTTGATCAGGCAAAACGAGCGGCGGACAAATGGAGCGCCGAAACCGCAAAGATGATCAAATCCCGTTTGGTTTCTGCCTTTGCGGTTGGTGCAATGTATAGAGGCGCGACAAGCGCACTTGATAAAGCAGGGCAAATTCGAAAGGACGCTTCAATGCTTGATGTTTCGCCTGAAATGTTTCAGCACCTCGAAAGCGCCGCAAAGAAAAGCAAAGTTGAAATCGAAGATGTAAGGGAGGCAATGCTCGAGCTTTCAGTCAAACAACAAGAAGTTGCAAAAGGTAGTGAGGACGTAACCGAAGCTTTCCAAAGATTCGGATTAGAGTTTGACGATGTAATTAACGAAAAACCGTTAAACCTTTTTCGGCAAATAGCTGATTCAATTGCATCGGGAGAAAACCAAGACAACTTCATTGCTGATCTTGACACTATATTATCAGACGACGGCAAAAAATTAATCGATGCGTTTAAAAACGACTTTTTCGCAAAGGTAAGTGAATCCCGAAAAATAGGCGCAACATTCAGTGATCAGCAAATTGCCGAAATGGCTCAGGTTTCAGAAGCAAAAAACGAAGCCACACAAAGTATTGCAGTCGGAGCTGGTAGGGCATTCGGTGTTTTAAATGACCTTGTAGCGGAAAAAGGCCATTTCGTTGCGTTGGATTTTGACAAAGATTTTAGCGCCTCGCTGCAAAACAGCCAGCGCTTGGAGGGCATACTTGAAAAGATCCAAAAAAACACGGCACAAACCGATTTAAATACAAAGCCACTTAACCAATAATGAGCGTTTTATGGAAAGGATCGAAGGGGATCCAGTTGCAATCAATCGAACGTAATTGGACGCGCGAACGGGGTTGGTCGAGTGTATACACTTACAACGGCGAATGGTCACTCATTGACGCGGCCAAAACAAATTCTCTTTATGTTGATTACGCGAGCGACATACAAGCAGACAGAGACAAAAACATTGGGCAATTGCGCGTAACCTTTAGCAATACCGACAATTCACAGCCGGACATTAATACCGAGCAAAGTAACACCTGGACCTTTGCGCCCTACTCTATCCAGAAAAACATCGAGGAACATCCGAAATATACGGGCCTTGCGGAAATAACAAACGAAAAAGGGTATCTGCAACGAATCATTGCCGCTGTTGAGGAATACAAAAGCAAAGTCGCGACGGGAATATCCGCCCAAACATCCGAAAAAAATCTCGTTTTTGATCTTACAGATTACATTGACACGGCGGGCGCTAATACAAACATAACACCAGCAAATGAAGACCTTGCTAAGGAACTTGCCGGTTTACTAGTTCGTGGACACACAACATACGACGTCACCAAATACACCTTACGCAACGTCAAGATCGTTCCGCCCAACACAAATTTAACGGTTGATCATTTCAAGACCGAACATCAATGGTCAACGCCTCGAGTAATCGACATGATCGCAAGCGGGCCGGCGTCTGTCACTCAATCGAGCATTATCGGGGATGTATTCAACACCTTTGGAAATGAAAAATGGTTGAAGCAAGCGCCGTCGATAACCGAACTGAACACCGGCAAATTTGAGATCGCGACGGAGTTCTTGAGCATTGGAACCGACGAATTGCCGACCGAGATTTATCCCAATTATTTATGAGGTTTCGACGATTAGCCAAGTTCAGCGTTAAAGACATTTTGCAATCAATCAACGATTTGCAAAAGGCGGTTGAAAGCTTACAGCCTCGACAGTCGAGCGGAACGCTGCAAAGCCAAGGCAGCGGCGGCACAATAACAAAGGCGTCAAGCGCTGCAAACAGGCGCGTTATACAACCGTCGGCCGATGATCGTCCGGCCCGTTGGCAATGATGCGTTAAGTTTACAAAATGCCCATTTATTAGAACGCTCTAGTTAACTTGTTTTAAATTTGGAGATAATATGGGAACAGAAAAATTTATGGCCTTTAAGGCCGACGGTACAGCCTACCGCCTCAAAGGTCGTATTCTTCGACACTTAGACAACGAACCGGTAACCGACGCGGACAAGTCAAACATCCGCACAACGCTCGGCATAACATCACAGGGCGGCCTTGGCGACTTGCTCGCCGCAAATAATCTCGATGACGTAGCCAGCACCAGCACGGCTCAGGAAAACTTGAAAATTCCGAGTATCGGACTTCAAGCAAACGAGGTCCCGCTCTGTGGCATGCTTAATTCTGGTGCGTGGCTTGACTTCGACGCTTTCTATGAAACGGGAAATTTTACCCCGTCTATCCGGTGGGCTGCTGGAAACACAGGACTCGCCCACACAACACAAGAGGGTTTTTATACACGAATAGGGAACACGGTTAATGTTAGAGGGAGACTTACACTGTCAGATAAAGGCTCCGATTCGGGACTCTCATATCTTGACGGGTTGCCGTTCACCCCAGTTAACGGGTCTGGCAACATAGACACGCTTTTGATAGGTGGGGCA